TCCAGTCAAGGATCGCCAACAACCTCTGATGACAAGGGCCTCCGGGCCCTTTTTTCTTGGGTAGGTAAACTAGCGCAGCTTTTCAGTTGGGGCATGGACGTCAGAGAACAGCTAAGGTCAGCAGGGGTCCTTCCCACGGGCCCCTGTTCCGCTTGGCCTAGAGAACGGAACGAAACATTGCTGGGAAAAAGATCTGCTTTGCACCAGGCTCGACTAGATGCCGAGGCCAAAAGGGTTTCGGTCAAGGATGGCCTAAAGGTTAAGGCTACAACCGGAGACATGGCAAAGGGGTTATTGAAGACCGCTGGTCAAGCAATTCGTCATGGCAGGGTCTCTGCTGAAATCCGTGAAGAGCGTTACGACATGTGTAAGGCCTGTCCTGCTTTTATGGAGGACTCAAAGCGGTGCAGCGAGTGTGGCTGCTTCATGGAGGGTAAGACCTGGGTGGGCGGCGACCCGAAAAAGCTTTGTCCCCTGAAGAAGTGGGAGCGCTGATATGGCCTGGTCCGACGATATAGACAAACCAAAACCGGGCAATCCCGACAACTGCACGCCCAAGAAACTGTGCTGCCCCGGAACTGAGTACGAGGGTCGTTTCTACGACCCCGCAGACCCCTGTGCCAACGAGTTCCTGATCTTTGATACAGCCAGTTGCAAGTGCCTTGGAGCTGACCCTCCAGGGATGTACGTTGTACATTACCGTCAGACCGGCTACTTGGGTGATACTGGTGAAACGTACGTTGGGCACATGAGGCAAAGCGCTCCTCTTGCCGTCGGCCTAGGGCAAGCATTGTTCCTTGTTCTTAGCTCGGAAAAGGATGCTAGGTGTAGAGATTTTGAAAATGCTTACAAAGCCGAACCCTTTAATGGCTGCTTTGTATATAACGGAACCCCAGAGGAGAAGCAGGCCAACCGCAACCGCACCTTGGCTTTTGCAGGAGTTACAGGCGGGTCTGTTACAAGGGAAAGCGACGTTGGTTCCGGAACCGCGCCGGGATGGAGTTTAGCGTCGGTAGCTATCATGGAAATCCCCGTTGGCCTTACTAAGTACCCCGGAGATACTGTCAGAGCTGTAAACTTTGGCGGCTTTAGCTGGCAAGATGACGAGCTACCTGATCCCTATATGTGGGACACCTTGAATCCTATGTACGACTACTATTATCGAAACAGGTTTCCAGGCGTACGACGATCCACTCCTATTGGGACAAAGATCACAACTGAAACATTCGGGTTCGAGAGAGTCGGCGACTACGATGGGGTGATTTAATCTTATAGGCATACTACGGGCGTAACATTCGTCCAGGGGTGATCCCTGGTCTTTCACATGTCCGAAGAAAACCTCAACGCGCCTGCAGAGAATGCAGCATCCGCAGAGGCAGCCGCTCCCGCATCATCCGCGAGTTCTGGCGAAGAAATGATGCCCCGCTCTGAGGCTGAGAACTTGCTGAAGGCTCTCAAAGCTGAGCGCGAGGCTCGTAAACAGTATGAGCGCGAGGTCAAGGAGACCAAGGGCCAACTGGAGAAGTTCGCGGAAATCAATCCCGAAGAGTACACCAAACTGCAACAGGAAGCCGCCGAGGCCGCCCGACTGCAGGCCCAGTGGGGCGAAGCACGCGACGCTATCGAGACCAAGTATTCTCAGCAGGCTCAAGAGGCCCGCAAGGAAGCCGATGCCGCAACCAAGGCACTGGCTGCTTACAAGAAGCAGTACGCCCTGGAGAAAGTGTTCAACGCCGCTGGCGGTCGCACTGATTCTGTGGATGGTGTGTCTTTCTTCGACCTGATGGCTCAACAAGTTGGAAGCAACTTCCGCCACGAGGCCGATGGTTCTCTGACCGTTGTCGACGGCGCTGGCGATCCTCTGCTGGACAAAGAATCCGGCAAGCGTATCAGCCCCGAAGATTATCTGGCTAGCTACAAGCATCACCCCGTGTTTGGCACCTTCTTCAAGGGCGCCAAGGGTAGCGGTGCTGGTATCGGTTACGGCGGTACCGATGCTAACGGAATGCCTGTGGAGGACATCTCTGGACTTAGCGCTGAGGAGATGTTCCAGCGTGCATTTGGCAGCTGATAGACTGGCATCACGGAATCTGATGCACTTCAAGGGCCTTCGGGCCCTTTTTCTATGGAAAGTTCGGTATAGGTATTCTACTTGTAGATGATACCCTCAAGGGTCGGCTCGTGATGAGGCGAACTGGAAGGGTGTCCTGAGACAATCGGCGCGATGCCGGGCGACTCGATCACCCAAACCTTTTCACCTTCATCTTTTTTAGGTATTAAAAATGGCACTTACTCTGCTCGAAGCACAAAAGCACGCCAAGACTCCTCAGGAGCTGGCTGTTGTGACCGAACTGGCCGCTGGTCAGCTCATGTCTGTTCTCCCTTTCCGCTCCATCGAAGGCAACGGCCTGTTCTGGAAGCGTGAAGAGAGCCTGCCCGATGTCGGATTCCGTAACTACAACGGCGCTCTGGCCGAGTCCTACGCTGAAGTCAGCCAGCAGTCCGAAAGCCTGAAGCTTTTCGGTGGCGACATCCGTGTTGACCGCGCCATTGTGGAACTCGAAGGAGCCGCTGCTAAGGCTTACCAGGTTCAGTCCCGCGTCCGCGCAATGCGCATGGCTTGGGAAGCTCTGTTTATCAACGGCGACTCCAACCAGTCCCCTTCCGAGTTCGACGGCCTGGCCGCTCGTATCCAGGACGGTTCTTCTCAGTACTTCCAGAACGGCACCGCCGCTGGTGAAGCTCTCAGCCTCGCCACCCTCGACGAAGCCATCGATAACGTGGACGCACAAGGCGGCCGCAAGTACCTGGTGATGTCGAAGTCTGCCCGTCGTGCCCTCAGCCGTCAGGCCCGCACCAACACTCAGATCGAGATCTCTCGCAACGAGTTCGGCTACCAGCAGATGATCTACGCTGGTCTCCCCGTGCTGGAACTGGACCGCGACCACAAGAACGTGGCTATCCTCGACAGCGACGCTGCTGCTCAGGACCTCTACGTGGTGTCCTTCGGTAACGACCTCCTCACCGGCATCCAAAACGGTGGCGTGGGTGTGCGCGAACTGGGTGAGTCCCACGACCAGCCTCAGCTGATCACTCGTGTTGAGTGGTACTGTGGCCTGGCTCTGATCAACGGCCGTGCCGCCGCTCGCGTGGCCAACTTCAACGCCACCATCGACCCTGCCTGATCTAGCTAACTAGACTCCCTCTAAGGGGCCTTCGGGCCCCTTTTTTAATGCTTGGAAGTCTATGGTGTCCAATAGCCCCTCCCTGAAATGGCTGCTCGTTCTGAGGGGATCTTCCCTCGTGAAGGTTTTAACCTCGACAACGCTTTTGAGGTTACGACCACCGCAGAAGTTACACCTGTTAGCTTCAAAACGATCCGCACCTTTCGTTTGATTATCGTCGGCCTAGATGTTACGGAACCCACTGGCGATGGCCTTCCGGCCGTCATGTCGATCTTCATTGGAAACAAGACAATCAATGTTGACTTCAGCAAGGTCGACCCCAATGGTGTGTACATCGAACACCTGCGCGGCTTCATCCAAGGCCCAGACGTTGTTCGATACCAACTAATCCAGGGCCTGCCCAATGCTGGAACTGGTGGCACCGTCTCTGTTGGCGGTGTGTTCATCGAACTGGTCGACGGCGTTGCTCGCTGATCGGTATCATAGTATTGAATGGGCTTCGCTACGGTAAGGCCCGCCTTTCCTATCTCTACATTAAGGAGTTTTAATCATGGCTGCACGTTCTACTGGCATCTTCGTCCGCGAAGGTTTTAACCTTGACGAAGAAATGCTGGTGCCTGCTTCTGGCACTGTCCCCGCTAACCTGTATCACGCCAAGACCATCCGCGTGATCGGCATCAATGTTGCCGGCACCGACCTGGTTGCTACCATCGGCGGTCAGGCTGTCGCTCTGAGCGACGCTGACGCTGATCCCAACGGTGTGGTGATCGCCCACGTCCGTGGCGCCCTCTGCGCTGACGAGCCCGCCGGCTCCACCTGCTCCATCGCTGGCACCGCCACCAACGACGGTGTGTACCTGGAGCTGGTCGACGGTCCCCGCCGCTGATCTCTAGCCCGATAAACTGAATATAGTCAAGGGGCCTGCGAGCCCCTTTTCTATGGCAGCCTATATCGATACAACGGTTTCAACCATGATTGACAAGATTTACGGCATTCACCAGTCACAGCCAAGGGACGTTTTTAACTTCTTCAAGGCAAACGCGAAAAAACTGGGACTCGTTGGACGTTTTTTTTTTTTTTTTATTCTTAAGACGCAGGTCGAAAACGGTGAGATCGTTGGGGTTAACGATGGTGTTGAAATGATTATTAGCTACG